CGTGTGGGGAGGTAACGTTACTGGTGGTTCGGGGCGTTGCCTCTTGTATTTTTTAGAATGGAAGATCTTCTCTTGAGTGTTCCGGTTGATAGAGTTTCGATTGTGGACTGGCTTCTTGCTGGGCAAGTCTACTTCCCAATAACTCCAGCTTATCAACAAATATTTCTGTCACATACCGCTTTGATCCCGTTCTATCCTCATACTGCCGGGTCTTGATCTTGCCCTCGATATAGATTTGAGAACCCTTCCTGACATACTTTTCTACGACCTCGGCCAGACCTTTCCAAAAGATAAGACTATGCCATTCCGTGCGGTCTGGAACCTGGATCCCGTTTTGAAGGGTATAGCCTTTCTCCGTTGTAGCAAGCGATAGATTGGCGACCTTTGTCCCGGCAACTTCTTTCCCTTCAGGATCCTTTCCAGCATAACCGAGAAGGATTACTTTATTTATGCTCATTCTTCATTCTTTTTTTGTTTTGCAAATTCTATAACATATTCAACGCCGGCATGAAATCCTTTCTTATAGCCATCTTTGTATTGGTTATTTGAGATTCCATAGTAGTACGCTGATCCGATACACAGGGTAAGCCCTATGGCGGTCAATACAATTCCTAATCCGAAATATGGATAAGTAATGTCTATACGAAATGGTTTGAGCTGAATAGATATTCCAGATGTCATGACAAATAGCATCAAAAGCGATATTATCGCCCATATTAAAGCCTTAATCATTTCGTGCCTCCTTTCAGTAGTTCTGGGTTGTCGTATATGTTACCAACGACTTCATAATCAAAATTATCAATAATACCATTATCTATATCTTTTTGCTTAGGCATCCGAGTTATAAACTCCTCCCCAAAGCGTATTTCTGGACACATTTTTATAACTCCCGTTTGAGATTCAACCCATCTTTTGTCTCATGTTGTTCCTTTATGTGAGGCATATATTGTTCAGGATAGAAATCACTTTTTATAATTTTTCTTTTAACAATATCCCCCTCATATACTTCTTGTCCATTTTTGTCATACAAGCCCGTGAACTGGCCAACGGTTTGTTTATCAACGCACCAATCATCCATCTTAGATGAATTTTCTTTTCGTTGAGAAAGTATGTTGTACTCCCCATCAGGATAAACAATAAGAGACCCATAAACCCATTCGGTTGATTTAGTTATACGCCCTCTGAATTTGATTTTCCGGTTCATAATTATGCTAATTGTTTGATTTTACGATTGTATATTTCTTCACATAGTGCTTCGCACCACTTCCTGGCAATAGTCACTTCAACTGCATTGCCGATGAATTTCTTTTGGTCTGCCTGTGTGCCAATAAGTTCGTAGTCTTTCGGGAAACCCATTATCAGCTTCAGTTCATCAATCTTCAGCATACGCATAGTGATGTCTATGATGTTGTAAAGTGCCATAAATTCTTTGATTTTGACAGTCATAGGACTGTCTGTTTCATAGACTTCAATAGCGACTTCGCCGGTTTCAGTCGTGACAAGATATGGCGGCATTTTATCCATTCTTGCGATGAGCGTGAAACACGGTTTATCGACAGAACCGCCATTTGACGCAAAATGTGGGTTCATCAAGTAGTGCTGCTTCACGGTGACAAGTTTCTGCTTCGGGTTCGTCAGCACAGCCGGGTTGGGCTGTTCGATGCTTGAAAGCTGACCACCGCCCGAATACTCATTTGCGATGAAACTGCAAGATGCAACACCAATTTGACCTACCGTGCATATCGTTTGTGCTGGGTCTTCAATAGAATGACCTGTATTATTGAAGCGATAGTTTACAATAAATTGCGCTTTCACAAATGCGTGGTGGTCAATAGTCGTTATTGTTCCTGCCGGTTCTTCGACAGACACGTTCTTGCTGTCAGGCTGACCGCTGAATTGCTTTGACAGAAAAGACACTGATGCAAGTGCAAGACGCTGTTGTGTCGCGATAGTGGGGCAGGGTTCATCAAGTGACGGCGACACATACTTTCCGCGTTGGTTCATCGAATTGTATTTCACCATAAAGGCATCTTTGCCACCTGCGACAAACTTAATCAGTCCGGCATATATGCGTTCAAGCGTTTTTTCTGCAAGCGGTTTCTTTCGGTTGAAGATTGATTTGCCTTCATCTTCAAAGTCAAGAACTTCACGCACTGGCTTCCACTTCGGCATTGTGCCGAACAAACTTGCTGCACCTGTCTTGCAATGTGTCTGTTTCGGGAACACAACCGGCAGACCATTCTTCGCAAAGATGCCGAAGAAGCGTTTGCGCGATGTGTATGCGCCGAAGTCTGCTGCGTTCAGTATGCGATGCGTGAAGTTGTAGCCGTATTTCTTCACGTTGTTCACCCACTTGATATATGACTTGCCACGGTCTTTTGACACCGGCTTTCCGTTTTCATCAAGTTCACCCCACGACATAAATTCTTCGACATTCTCGATTTGAATATAATCGGGGTCTATTGCTTCGATGTATCTGAAAAGATGTTCTGCAAGTGTCCGGCTGTCTGCGTCACGTGGCTGACCGCCTTTTGCACGGCTGAAGTTCGTACATTCAAGCGATGCCCATAGCACAACAAGTGCGTCAGGGTTCTTCGTGCGACACTTCTGAAGATGATGCACAAGTGGTGACAGTTCAAGCGTTCTGATGTCTTCTGTGAAGTGAAGCGCGTCCGGATGATTTGCAGCGTGTGACGCAATGGCATTCACATCGTGATTGACACACGCAATGACTTCTGCGCACTGTTCGCCATGAAGACGCGCTGTGTTCACGCCGGTAGAAGTTCCACCGGCACCGCAAAAAAGGTCTATGTATAATAACTTTTTCATTTCACTATCTTGTTAGGCATTCATTAAACGCCTTTTCAAACACATCCGGACTTAACATTTTATTGGCAATAGCTTGAAATGCCGTAGATATAGCAGGTATATCGTTCAAATTAATGCTTACATCCTTTGGGGTTAGATTATCCGTTATCATTCTTGCGTAAAACATGGCTTTGTCAATAGACAGCCAAGCCAAAGGATTCACAGCTATTGGGACCAATTTTCGCATTGATATGTAAAAATCACGTATTGTAATCTTGGATGTTTGGCATAACATATCAATAGTAGAAGCGATTGATATTAGATGGTTCAGTTCTCCTGAACATCCATTATTTAAAAGCGTCTGACTTATGGCAAACCCGTATTTGTCGATATGAGGTTTAATATCGTCTTCCATGCTTTGCGTTATAACCGCAAGCGTTTCAACATTGACATTCGCAATCCTGCAAATGTTTGTATTGTACGATTCCATGAATCTTTTCAATTCGTTTATGTTCTTCTTTACTCCACGCCTGTAGTATGGAGTATTACGGCAACTATCGTAAATATTAAGTGCGTAATTATAAACTTGATCATTTACGAAGAGGACAATGTAAGTCAATGAAGTAACAAGTCCGTCTGTGTCTTTGTCTATTTCTTCCCAATTATTGTATTGTTTCATAATCATATAGCCATTAAATCAAACAATGTAGGAGCACTTACTTCGTTCTCCGCTTCCCGCAGATAAGAAAGCCCGTCTTTCCAATAATCATAATTGAGTTCTGTTGAAAGTCCCCTACGACCCAACTTGATAGCACAATAAGGGACAGTACCGATTCCTCCGAACGGGTCAAATACCAATTCTCCTTTGTTCGAGTACCGTTCAATCAGCCTTTCAACGATATCTAACTGAAGAGGGCAAATATGATTCTGTCTCTTCTTTTGTGACTGTTTGGTGTTAAGCGTTCGCATACGGACCACATCATCCCATATCCAATCCTTTTTGCTTACCGGATCAACAGCCATAAATGTTCTTGGCAGTTTCCCGTATGCTTCTAACTCTTCCGCAAAAGACACATGTTCCTCATAGTTATAGATATGTTCACGTTCGTAGTTACGAAACAAATGCCGAATCTTATCTATTCCAGCAGCCTTTCATATCTTCGTATGACAACAATGAATTGCCGGAAGACTTCCAACTTGCATGGGCATCGATCTGCCAACGGGCCAGCGAGTATTCGCTCTTATCCTTCTTAACAGGCCGGTCGGCATAAGCACGTGAGGTATCGGTAGGCAACTTGCGAAATAGCAATACATATTCAGGGCATCCGACTCCCATCTTGGAACCATCCTTGCACATCTCGGTATAGCCCAAACGGTAGGTCTGGTTGTTTTCCCTCACCACGTCAGTATCGACCGTAATGCGCCCCATATATCGGAAGCCATGCTTCATGTAATGAAATACAGTCATTTCGCTGAACGGGTCAATAGTTGGCATACCGTCCCCCGTGGCGTTGCCGAACAAAACACGATCTTTCACATGGATGCAGGCCAACCGACCCGGTTTCAAAATGCGCATTAACTCTGGTGTAAGATAATCCATCTGTTCAAAGAACTTATCGTTATCTTCATTGTGCCCAAAGTCATTGTATGTAGGCGTGTATTCGTAATGATTTGAGAACGGGATACTGGTTACGATCAGATCTACAGAGTTACTTTCCATCTTCTGACATTCCAATACATTATCGTTATTGATTGCTTTCCACAACTTGCCGGATTTTTCTTCCCGACTGGCGAACATCCAGCGCATCATCTTTTCCTCGGCCTGCAAACCGAACAAACCGTTATGCCGGACAATTTCAGTCATATTTGCGACCATTTCCCGGTGTTGTGCCCATTTCTGCATGAAGCTCTTAAATATTTCACCCTCGCTTTCGGCATAGACCAGATAGAGATCAACGGGATGCTGCTGCATAAAGCGGTATATACGGGCTATCGCTTGGAACTTATCGTTGAAGCGGTAGTCAATGAACATGATTGCTTTATGACAATGATACTGGAAGTTCAGACCTTCACCAAGCATCTCCGGTTTAGCTGCAAGGTATTTCAGCCGGCCATCTTTGAAGTCGGATATTACCTTGTCGGCTTCTTCATCGTCTTGTGAACCATAGACAGCCTTACAACCAGGAATCGCTTTGCATAGTTCCAGCCGTTCAGCTTCCAAGTCATGCCATAAAAGGAAATGGTCGTCCTTGTTTTCCGGGCGATTGATTATCTCTACCACACGGGCAATCTTTTCCTGCATGTTATCTCGGCGTTCTTTTGCCGCGTCAGCAAGTCCGAGAGCAGCCTCACGAAACATTTTCACCTGTCCGTCACGATCAGCTCCAGCCGTAGAATTGTCCACATTCACAATCTCTTCATGTACGCGGAGTTCAGGCAACTCATAGCCAGTATCCGGATAACCGAGGTCGGAAGGCTTGGTTAGGAACAACGCCCATGTAGATACCCACAACCAAAACTCTTTTTCCTTATGCGGATAAAGTGTCAAGTTATTCGCCTTCGTGCTGTCTCGCTGAAAGAATCGAGTAAGAGCCTGTCCGGTGTCCATCACACCAAGATAACCAGCATAATGTATAAGTTCCTTGTATCTGTTTGGCGAAGGTGTAGCCGTAGCAACAAACCTGTAAGGGACACCCGAGAACAACGGTAGAAACTCCTGATAGGTCTTGGTGCCGAATCCGCGCAACACGCTGGCTTCATCCAATGAAGTTGCAGTAAAATAGGACGGATCTATTCTCACTCCATCCTCACCATCACGCACACGTTCGTAGTTTGTTACCATGATGTCGGTAGGACATATCATCACATCTGCCATAGTTCGGACATAGGTTACTTTCATGTGCAAGTGTTGTTCCGCTTGTGTTAGGAACTCGACTACCACACGCTTAGGGCAAACGATCAATCCCTTGCCTCCTTTATGGTTCAAGATTACCCGAAGTATTTCCAGCTGGGTGACTGTCTTTTGCATACCGAAGCTGGAGAATATAGCACGGCATCCACCGGCAACCGCCCAACGAACGGTATCTTTTACATGAGGATATAATGTCGGGGTAATTTCTTCCGAATTAATTTCAAATCCTGTTTGATGGCTGATAGCCATCTTATTTCTTAGAAATTCTATATATTCCATTCAACTAAATCTTTTATGCTATCAATTTCTGACGAATCAGGTTCATATTCTTCTTCACCAGCTTTACTATCTGGTCGTGATACTCGCTTACGCCGTTACAGAAGGAGCGGGACTGGACGATATCCAGTGTCTTCAAGTTTACCTCTATCGTCTCCAATCGCTTTCCAGCCGTGTCCTTTGCCGACAATATCAGGCATTCCGGCCGTCTGTAGTATCCGCTCTGATATACGCAATGGTGCATGACCTTACCTTCCTGATAAAACTGGGTGACACTTTCCAAAGGGCGGATGATTATATCCTCTTCTTCGATTCTCAATCCGAAGAACTTTTCCATCCGCTCGTAGAAGCCGGCTATATCCTTCATTAACTTTTCGCGCTTACTGATAGCTTGTGCTCGATTCCTTTCCTGTCTCAACTTGGCTTCACGTTCCTGTTTTATCTTTAGTAGTTTATCATGTACAGTCTTCAGGTTCTTAGGGCAGACATAGTGGGCGTTACGCATATCTTTACCAAAGTAAGACAGCAAAGACATATAATCTTCCCACATAGAAGCGTCCTTAATGATGTAATGGTTGCGGTTGCAGATGTTGAACGACGGTTTATAGCGAAGTTGGGAGAAGCCAGTTTTATACATGTGTTTCAACATGGATATTTGCCCGGTCTTGAGACATAGTTCCACATCGTTTCCGCCTTTCAAGAGATCACGTATTAGCTTCGAAGGATTGACATCCGGGAACCGTCTATTCAGTCCCCGTTTCTTCAATTCAGGTAACAGCTCTTTCTTTGGACATAGTCCTCCCCATATCGCATATATATCACCACGATAATTCCAATAGCTACTACCATATTCGCTTTTAATACTGAGAGGTTTACCATATATC